ATGAACAATTTTATAATATCCAGGTGAATATGATTCGCTTGCTAGTTGCATTTCTGCTCTTAGAACACTAGAATATAAAGCAAGAACGTCAACTATAAATAATGAATCACCTGCAAGATCTCTTGATGTTGGGTCAAAAGAAACTTGGAAAGATTCTATAATAACATCATCACCATCTGATTGCTTTTCATATAAATCTAAAACATAAACACCATCAAGTAATGGATTTGCAACTTCTGTTAATCTTACAGCTAACTTATTGTAATATTCCCCTCTTCCAATTGGATAAAGGAAAGCTAATGGATGAGTAGATGGGGGTATATCTTCCAAGTTTGTCTTTAATTCTGCTTTTGTATTAATTCCTGAAATCGAAGTTACTTGAAATGCAGATGTTGTATCTGTAGTTCCAAATAATACATCAATTCTTAGATTTGCAAAAGCAGCGTCATCTGGAAGAACTCTTAAGAAATAAAGAGCCCCAGATTCACCTAAATAATTATATGCACAATATAAACCTTGACCGTAATTTTTTCCATATTTGGAAATATTTGGTTCTCCAAACTCACTAATTAAGTCTGATCTTGAACCAACAAATTTTAAAACATTGTCTTCACCTTTTTCTGTAATAGCAGTAATAAAACCTATTGTCGATGGGGCTGCTTGAACGAATGCTGATAAATCAATTATTTTCGTATATACGCCCGGAGATACATTTGTAGCCATGCTGAATTTTCCTCCACATTTAATTTCTCTAATATTTCAACTATATCAAAAATCTTCCTTTCTCTCCAGGTTTAAAAAATGATCTCCTTTCAAAAATATAAATCTCAAAAATCCTTATACAAATAGATACCATCTAAATACTAATTGTCTATCTGCTGTTTTAATTATAGAAGGGAATGTAACTCTAGCAAAGATATTGAACGGCCCTGCATATCCTCCTACATTTGATTCAGCCGTAAATAATCCTGCTTCACTTATTTGTGTACTATTTGCATCATCAATACCAACAGTAAATGTAATTTTTATAACTAACCATTTATCATCATTTAATGCATCTTGCTCAAATTCTACAGCATCATAATATTTTTTATAATAACCAGTACTTGGATAACCAATGGATGTAATATGATAATCAGCACATGATGCATCTGTAGCATTAATCATTAACCTAGAATATAAATCAGTATCTGTAATTATTGGCGCAATTGGGTCTAATGGGTCCGCTGGATCAACACCACCGTCTCCCAAACCGAACCAATACAAAACTTCATCTTTTGTTGGTGAAACACTTGGGTTATTCAAATTCATTATCTTTTGAGCAACCCACTCTCTTCCAAGATATAAAACTAAATTAGACTTTGAAACAAGAACTTTTTCACCATTTGGTTGAACTTCATAAACTTCAACGAAACCTTTTGGGATTCTTTTAATTCCACCTGGTTTCATTGAGTCACCAAAACAATTTTCTCCATACATTTCTTTTATTACGATTTCAGTAGTTTTTACTTTATCCATAGAATATATCCTTGTTAAAATCGCACTTAATTTATATTTTGTTCTTAAAAGTTCTACGTATTAGTATAACGTAAAAAAAGCAGCTATCCTAAAAAATTAAGATAGCTGCTTTACTACATATACTACATTATTAAACTTATTCTAAAAATGTTCCGCAATTTGAACAAAACTTTGATGATGAAGAACTAATTCTACCACAAGTTTTGCAAGTTAGTTTTGTTGAAACAGTAATTGGTTTTTGAACTGGCTCACCTTTTATATTCTCACCTCTTAACTTAATAATAATAACCTCTGCTTGAGAAAGGCTACCAATAGAAGTATAATTAAATTGCTGATTTATTTCACTACCTTTAACTGTAATACCTTCATCTGGGTTTGGTTCAAATGTTTTTGGGGTACCTGAAACTTGATCAGAAACAAAAGAAACATCGCAAGTACCAAGAGGTTCAGATTTAGCATCTTCTACATTTGAACTAATATTTGAACAATAATAAATACTTGGATTATTATAATCATATCTAAATGATGGCCAATGATAATAATGATGGTGATATTCCCAAATCATATCTCTTCTTTGAGGCCAGTCATAATCTTTTATAATATTTTTTTGGATAAATGGCTCTTCAAAAGCAAATTCTACTCTAATTAATCCATCATCCACTCTATCTCCCCTATGATCTTGAATTTCTTTTGTTTTTTGAATAAATTTAAACCTATTAGTAGCAACATTATCTTTCATAAATCCTTGTAATTCAGTGGTTTCGTTTGGAGAAAGAACTAATGATACAGAATCGAGAACATCTTGACCATCAATTGAAATCTTAACACAAGCTCTTCTTGAATTAAGATTTTTAAGAAGAAGTGAGTATTCACTTCCAAAAGGTAGGGTAACTGTGTCGTTACGTACTCTTAATATTTTTCCATTACATTTTATTTCTGCCACAAAACGATCTTTATATGTCATAATACGCCTCCTTGATAGGGTGCAGACTAAACCCTAAGAATTTTCTTAAAGTCTGCTGGGGTAGTATATGTAGCTATTTTTTTGTTCTATTTACCATTAAATATTGGTTTTTTCTTTTCTTTTTCATCAATAAAATGTTTATAATTTTTCCAATCATCTTCTATTACATCTGGAAATACATAATACTTTGCTTCATGATTTAAAATCATACCATCTTTCTTTCGTAATTCAGCTCTAATAATATATCCACCAACTGTTGGATTCAATCCTTTAACTTTCAAATATGAATTTTGAGCCTCAAATGTTCCACATTGGGCTGCAAAAATTGGACCCAACATAGTTTGAACTTGAATATGAATATGGCCAGCTAATAAGAATCTAATACTTGGGGATTGCTTTTTATTCCATGTTAATTTCATCAATTCTGAATATGCTATTTGTTCAGCCGCTTTTTGAAGTCTATATGATAAAGCATATGGAACTCCTCCAGATGGATGCCACATCTTTACATCAATTCCTTCAAGAATCGGAACATCAACATCATCAAAGCCCAAGTAATGAACGTCTTCTCTTTTATTTTCTAATGCTAATAAAGGATTGTGTCCACCACCTTTTTTGATAAAAGAATAATCATGATTACCACCCATCATATACCATTCAAATCCAGTTGGTAAATTAATAATAGCTGATTCTTCTTGTTCTTCTGCACTCAAAGCGTAAACTTCATATTCTTGCCCTGCAAATACTTTATAACCAGCAAAAATATCACCAGGAACAAATATGTATTTTACACCCTTTCTTCTACATATTTCACAGAACTCATTTAATGCAGTTAATTGAAATTGTTTTGAACCAATGTGTAGATCAGAAGCAACTCCAAAAATAATTTCGGTTGACTCTAACGGACCACCAAATTTCATTCCTTGAGAAGCTGTATGAGTACTTAAAATAATATTTTTTTCATCAATTAAAATTTCATAACCTTGATTTCTATAGAAACCAATTAAGTCACAAACTTCATCAAACGAGCATTCTAATAAATCACACATTTCGTCTCTAGAAATAATTTTCTTTCTTCCTAATATCGAAATAAACGACTCATCTTTTGCTATTTGATTTTTTCCATTTATTTCGCTTAAATCAGAATACCTTCTTTTTATAGTATATACATATCTTCTAAACGTTGATAAGTCTTTTTCATAACCAAATTTAATCGTTGCAAAATCATACATTGTATTAATTGAAATATTTTCTTCAATAGACTTTTTTACATACTCCAATAATCCAGGATATAGTAAACGTCCAGGCATATATACCCTCCTATAAACGAATAATAATTTATATTTTGTTCTCAATTAATTTTAATAAAACCAATATATTTTATATTAAGAAACGGACCAAATATGAATAAGAAATTTTCTAGGAAAGGATCTTTTAGGTTGGAAGTAAACTATAGCAAGATATGATCACCATTTTCAAGAAGCAATCTATAACCATTCTCAAGTAATAATTCGTTAGCCAAAATCATTTCAATAATAACTAAGTCAAAACCAGAAGTACAATCAAAATTACCACCATCATCAAATTTAGCAAATCCGCCTGTTTGATAGTAATAGAAATAAGAAGTAGAATCGAATAATACTTCTGAAGTAACAATTGCAGAACTATCAGTATTATTAAAGCTACATACAAGAGAATCTCTATATGTATCAAAATATTCAATAAAAGGATCTTTATCAACCACTATACCAATATCATAGAATGAACCACAATCATACGTATCTCTTGAATAATATTGGAAAGCATCAGTAGAGTCCGGACAAACTAATGTTGGGTCTGCACAACAAGGAGCACTATTCCCTGTACAATAATCATAGAAATCAAATAAAACATCAATAGTATCTAGTTTATCCTCAATTATAATTGTATTTTCAAGTCTACTTTTGAACTCTAACATTTCAAGAGGAACAATTCTTGCTCTATATGGTTTAAAGAATTCAATAACATCTCTTAATAATGAATATAATGAACCTACTCCAAACAAGGCATAACTTATATTCATAAAACCATAACTAAGATTGCTTCGCATCCAGTTTCCTAGATCAACTAATAAACTAGCTAAAATATTTTGATTAACGTCAGCTACCGAATTAAGGTTAGCGTAAAACGAAGGATCTAATACTGCTAGTATTGTTTCAGCATCAGTTGAATTTTGTAAAAAGTTTCTAACATCTTCTCTTGTGAATAAATCATAATATTGAGCAAGCTTTTGTTTCTGGTCTAATCTACTAGAAGGTTTTCCAGTTATAATATTATATTGGTCAATTATATCTGTAACAACTGTTGAAGTTCCGTCATAACATAAAAAGTTTCCCATATCAGGAACGCCAACAGACCACTCTCTATTAAATATTGTAATACAAGATAAATATAAAGCTAGTATTGAAACTTTATCTCCCGTTATTGTTGCTATTGCATTTTTTTCTGGAGGTATACCACTGCTTTGCCAAGCAAAGTATTGATCTTGAACAACTCTACTAAGCATTGCAATAGATAGATAAGTAGTAACTTCATCGAATATTGGTTTAATTGAAAAATATGGAGATGTAGATGGAAAGTTTATTTTATTAAGAGTGAATAACGTTCTTATTTGATCTTCTGTATATAACCAATGTGGATCACCAATAGTTAATTCATCGTAAGGAAGATAAAGAGGACTTTTGTCGCCACTAGTACCAGCTACAATATTGCCTTTAAACATTAAGGCATTTGAATCTTTTCCTGGTCTATCATCAAATTGAAGTTGATATTCATAAACGTCAACTTGATTAAATCCATAATATTGTAATACTCTTACTAAAGTTTCAGGCGAACCTTTTATTTTATAAAGATTCACCAAATCCAAAAAGAAGTTTACTTTTTGTAAAAGAGGTTCGTTTGTTACTGGGTCTCTTAAACTAGCTGAATAATTATAACCAAAGCTTTGGAATAACTCATCCAGTTGGTCATTTGGCATGGAATAAACATCTGTAATTTGTGTTTGAAATGTAGCTATTGTTCTAAAACTTGCATTCCAATCTCTAAGAAAATTTCTAATACGATTATAGTCATCAGTAATATATGCAATTTGATCTATAATAGTAGAAAAATATTTATCTGATACACTTTTCTCAGATTTTGCAATTGCTTCTACCGCCTCCGTTATATCTTCAACTGTTTCTCCTTGAATTACATCCAAAATTTTCCAATAATCGTCTATGGTAAACAAGTTCCAGGTCCTCCATAAGGTGGCGTATATATTAACGAAGGCACTCTTTGACTCATAAAATTATAATACTGTTCTATAAGATATGCTTCAAAACAGCAATCTAATAGTGTTTGATTAGATAGTAACGTTAGATTATTATATCGTTGATAATTTTCATTTATCATCAAATCTAAATATAGATAAATCATTTTTGAAAGATTTGTGGATAAACTATCATAGTGAGCATATAAGATTTGAGTTGTAGAATCAAAAACTGCAGTTCCTGTTGAATCAAGAATAATTACTGCTGTTGAGTCTCTATATGCTAATAATGCATCTAAAAGAGTGAAATCATCTTGTTGTAAATTAAAAACATTATTTCCAGTTGGGTCTAAAACTAAATATTTTGAAGCACCTGGATAAACTTGAATTCTCATAAAAACTTGTCTTGGAATACAAAAGGGATTTGTTTCTTGAATATATCTATATTCATAAGAAGTTTTGGAATAGTTGTCATTGAATAATAATTCAATAAATGAATTTTGTCCAAGATACAACGGCGCAATATCTACAGGAAATGGAATAAAATTTTTGTTAACTACAGAATTGACAATAAAATTATTGAACCAATGCTGTAATTCTGGCACAAGTATTACCGATGCCAGTGGTGGTTGTCTGCATGCTGGGTTTGACATCTTTTAGTAGTTCCTCTAAATACATATTTTACTTGCTAAATTTCCTGTAGAACATTCATCTTTATGCCCATATTTATAATGGCATTCTTTACAACAACTCCAAGCATAATCTGGATCTAAAGCAAAAAATGGTTCTAATTTTTGTGGACGTTCATGATGAATATCTGTTGCTTCAGACCCACAAAATTGGCAGATATTATTGTCTCTTTGTAAAACAAAATTTCTAAAAGTTTTATATTCTTGTTCTGTGTAAAAAATATCTTCACCCGAAAGAGTAGATCTTAATCCATATAATAAACATTCTTTTTTACATTTATCTGAACAATAAAAATTATTTTCACCAAAACCAATTCCATTTTCAATTATTCTTATTCTTTCATAAAGCTGTGAGTAGCTAGGTTTAAATAACTTACCACATTTTTTACATCTAACTTTTATTGTTAAATTTTGTAAGTTTATAACTGGTTGTTCAACTTTAAAAAAAGTTGGATATTTTCTTGAAATAGAATTTAAATAGTTTAATTTTAGAGACTTTTTCCAAGAATCTCTACTTTTATACCTTCCAGTATTCCACGCTCTTTTAATTGCTAAAGATATCTTTCTTTTCTTTTTATCTGTAAACGAATCCTGTATAGATTTTGTATTTTTTTCTCTATAATTTTTATCTAACCATTTATTTCTTATTGACTCAGAAATTTTACGTTTCGTCTCTGTCGAATGACTCATAGTCTATATCCGTTTTCAAACAATCCTCCGAACTTAGCATATCCAAAACATGAACAAACATAGTTTCTGGATTAAAATGCTTAAATGTAAAATTTGGATCTTTGGAGCACTCTGTACTCCATCTTCCTGAATGAAATCTTACAGCTTCTTCTAAAATTTGATATTGTTCTTCAGTAAAAATTTTTAGAAATATATTCTTATTCTCTGCAATCATATTTGCAGCATCTCTATCATGCCCATTATCAGAATATTTTCGATTACCTAATCCTCCATATTTTAATGAATCATGAAGAGCTATAGCCAGTAATATTTTATCAGTATCAGTAGTATTAACTTCAATATTGAATAATCTTATTACTCTTATTGCTGAATATAACATTTGGTAAACGTGCTCGGCTTGTGTTGGAATTTCTCCATTCAATTTTTTATGATACTTCCCAGTAGATGATGTTGACTTGCTCCATGTATCTGGTAAAATTGAGTTAATTCCACTCCAAAGTTTAAATCCTTTTTCTGTTAAATTTTTATGTAATATATTTATTATCTTCTCTTTATAATCGACCATTCATTTAACCTTTCTATTTTTTGCCGCTAGTTTTTGTATTTCCGTCATTCAACCTCATTAAGAATTTAGCAACTCGTCTATCTCCAAACCACCAAGTTACGCAGCTTACTGTAAGATAAATGATTATTCCAACGACCTGTGTAAAAATAAGATAAGCTTGATCGCCAGTTATTCCTCCTGTTCCAACACCAGCTTTAGTCAAAATATCTTTAGAAACTAAGGTAATCCATGAAGTCATAATAACTAAATATGCTGTTAACCCTGGTCTCATAAATTGTTTTAGCCATTCAATAAAACCAAATAAAAACGCTATTAATACAGCAACTGGAACAGAAATATACCTCATCTTTCCTTGAACTGCAAAAAGATTATCTATCCACTTATCGTTGAATACTGATTTATTTCCTTCTTTTATACTTTGAATATATGCATCTGCATCTGCTAATTCTACAGCACCTTCAATTCTGGTTTTAGTTATTTCAATTTGAGCTTTTGACTCTTCAATCATTGCTGCTGTCTGTGCTCTTATTAAGTTTATCTCATGTTCATTTTTCAATTTTTGAGTCTTGAAATTCATTATTGATGTAAGTGCTGTGCCAACTATGCCAGTAAGTCCGCCTAGAATGGTCTCAATAAGCATTTCTTTTTCTCCTATTTACAAATAGTAATTGCTAAATTTCCTGTAGAACATTCATCTTTATGACCAAATTTATAGTGACATTCTTTACAACAAGACCAAGCAAAATCTGGGTCTAAAGCAAAAAATGGTTCTAATTTTTGTGGACGTTCGTGATGAACATGTTCTGCTTTTTTTCCACAAAATTGACATAAATAGTTGTCTCGTTCTAATACAAAGTTTCTAAAAGTTTGATATTCCTCTTCAATATATGGATTGGTATTTTTCTTATAAGGATCAAATACCAATCCATATAAAGGACATTCTTGCTTACATTTTGTTGAACAATAGAAGTATGATCCTTCTGTTCCTAAAGGTTTTTCTAAGTTTCTTATTCTCTCATGTAACTGACTTTTTGTTGGAGTAAACCAACCACCTTTTTCTTTGCTATTTATGCAGTCATGATTTTTACAATGAACTTGAATTTCTTTTTCTTCTGGTTTATCAGGATTATATCTCATTTCTTCTATTTTTGAAAAAAATGGATATTTTTTATTTATTTTTTTAATAGAGTAACTATTAATATATGATATTTTCTTTTTCACTTCATTGTTATGTTTTCTTCCAAAAAATGGATTTTCAGATCCAAGTTTTTTTCCTTTTCTTACTTCTGACATTTTTTGTAGCGTTTCTTTAGATCTAACTCTTCCTTTAAGTTTATTCCTAACTTCTTCTTGTGAAAGTACTTTTTTTATCGAAACTGACAACTTCTTTTTTGTTCCTTCGGAGTGCTTTTTACCATAAAATGGATTTTTATCTCCTGTTCGCTCTTTTGCTTTTTCGGATATCTTCTTTCTATGTTCTTCAGAGAAATCTTTTCCTTTATTAAAGTGACCATTTACGTAACCTTTTTTACTATAAGGACCAACTTCTTTTTCACATCCACATAAACAAAGCAATTTAAATTCCCTCATGAACCTTCAAAGTAAACGGTTCATAATTCATAGCTGATATAAACTGAGATACAGCGACTCTTGAATTTAATACTGCTCGTTGACCTCCTAAAAATCCAATTAATTTCCCTAATAAAATACACCCCATTGAGTGGGTCTTTAAACCTTTCATTTGATCTCCTGCAAAATTCCCCCAATGAATTAGAATTCCACTTCTTCCTTCTACTTTAGGTAACCAATAAATTAAACCATACCTATTTGATTTTGTTATTATCGCTTGATATTCACCAGATGGGATACAAGATATTCCTTTTTCATTATCTCTCCAAGGAAGTTCTAAAGTAAAACATGAAAAACCTTTTGTAATTAATTGTCCTTCTGTTCCTTGGTCTGATCTTGCAGTTCTAGTTAAAATAGCTATATTTTGTGTGGAACCATTTCCATTACCATTTCCGTTACTATTTCCATTTTCATTTTCCATAACTGCTTTTTCCTTGATCTTTTATATGTGCCCATGTTGTAAAACCCATATATGCACCAACAATAGAGGCCATAGTAAAATAGAACCAAGTTATTACATCACCTAAAAGTTTTAATCTATGTTCTGGGACAACAAAGAAACTTAACGCTGTTGCAACCAACATTGATATTAATGAAACCCACGCCATTCTTCTTCTATTTCTCCATGCAACTCTTGCAATATATCCATTTTGAGGAATGACATTTTGAGGATTCATTTCTTGTTGAGTTCTTTGTTTTGATGAACCATACCCAGTATATCCGCTATAATTATCTAAACTATCTTTCTCCACAGGAACTTTCGGTGGTAAATCATCCTGGCCATTCA